GTCAGTGGGCTGTTCGTTGTATGCATGAGGCTTCCATGCATGAGTTTAATTCTTTTATTACTCTTACGTATGATGATGATAATGTTCCTAATGATTATTCTTTGAATTATCGTCATTTTCAGTTATTTATGAAGCGCGTGCGTAGGCGTTTTCGTCTGCGCGTGCGTTTTTATATGTGTGGAGAATATGGTGAAACCTATTCGCGCCCCCATTATCATGCTTGTTTATTCGGTATTCGTCCTACCGATTTGTATCCTTGGCGTAAGTCTGGCGCTGGTTTTGAGTTATATCGTTCGCCTATTCTTGAAGATTTGTGGCCTCATGGTTCCGTTGAAGTAGGTGATGTTACTTTTGAGTCTGCTGCGTATGTTGCGCGGTATATTATGAAGAAGGTTACTGGTCCTGATGCTGAGCGTCATTATGAGCTTGTTGACGGTGATACAGGAGAGATTTATAATCGTACTCCTGAGTTTACTCGTATGTCTCTCAAGCCTGGAATTGGTGCTACTTGGTATGAACAGTTTAAGGATGAGGTTTTCCCCTTGGATCGCGTTGTTGTACGCGGGCATGAGGCTCGGCCTCCTCGTTATTATTTTAATCGGCTTAAGTTAGAGCCGGGTTTGATGTCTGATTTGGTTGAGTTTGAGCGTTCTAAGCTTGGTATTCTTTATGGAGGTGATAATTCTCCTGAGCGTTTAGCTGTTAAAGAGGAAGTTACTATTGCGAAGATTCGTAATCTTTCACGGAGTGTAGAATAATGAATTTGTTTTGTATGGCGGTTCGTGATAGAGCCGCTAATGTGTTTGGTACGCCGTATTTTGCTTTGCAGATAGGTGCGGCTGTTCGAGGTTTTACGTCTGAGATTAATCGTGCTGCGCAGGATAATAATTTGTATAATTATCCCGCAGATTTTGATCTTTATGTTATTGGTACTTATGACGATGCTACTGGTGTGTTAACACCGGAGACTGCTCGTCAAGTGTGTGTTGGTAAGGATGTTGCAGTTCGAGACAAGTAGGTTCTGGTAAGGAGTGCTGTTTCCTCAAGTTAGCCCGCGCTTTGCGGGCTTTTTTTTTCTAGGAGTTTGCAATGTTTTCAAATAGATCGGTTGATGTGCATTCGTTTGCAATGATTCCGCGTGCGGAGATTCCTCGCTCGTCGTTTCGTATGCAGCGTGCTTATAAGACGACGTTTGGCGGTAATAATGGTGATGTTGTTGATCCGACGTCGTGGTTGTACCCGATTTTTGTAGAGGAAGTGTTGCCCGGTGATACGTTTAATTGTCGGATGACTGCGTTTTGTCGTTTGGCTACTCCTATTAATCCAGTGATGGATAATTTGTATTTAGATTCGTTCTTTTTCTTTTGTCCAAACCGTCTAGTTTGGGATAATTGGCCAAAGTTCATGGGTGAGCGTGCTCCAGCTCCTGGTAATTCTATTGATTTTACTATTCCTACTGCCAATTCTACGTCTGGTGGTTATCCTGTGTTTTCGATACAGGACTATATGGGTTTGCCCACGGTTGGGCAAGTTGCTGGTGATGGTATTGTTATTAATTCTGCTCTTCCGTTAAGAATGTACCGTCTCATTTGGAATGAGTGGTTTCGAGATCAGAATATGGCTTCTATGGCTACTGTGTTTACTGATGATGGTCCTGACGATGTTGGTGTTCGTGGACCTTATCTGTTGTTGCCGCGTTTTAAGCGTCATGATTATTTTACGTCATGTCTCCCTTGGCCTCAGAAGGGAGATCCTGTTTCTATTCCGTTAGGTACTAGTGCCCCTGTTATTACTTCTCTTACTGATAATCCGGTTCCTGGTGCGTTTTGGAATCCGTTACATATTGGTAATTTGGCTGGCGCTCCGGCTACTGAAGGCCAGCAGTTAGGTATTGGTGAAGATGGTGGTATGGCTGTTGGTGGTTCTGGTTTTGTTGCGTTGGATAATGCTGTTCCTATAAACTTGGTTGCAGATTTGTCGGCCGCGACGGCGGCGACTATCAATCAGCTGAGACAGTCGTTTCAGATTCAGAAACTTTTAGAGAGGGATGCCCGTGGTGGTACAAGATATACGGAGATTATTCGTGCTCATTTCGGCGTTATTTCGCCTGACGCGCGTTTACAGCGTCCGGAATACCTTGGAGGCGGCTCGTCTCCTATTTCTATTAATCCTGTGGCGCAGACTTCTGCTACAGCTGCCTCGGGGTCCGATACGCCGCAAGGTAATCTCGCGGCTATCGGTACCGGTCTTTTACGCAATCATGGCTTCACGCAATCGTTTACGGAGCATGGGTATGTCATCGGTTTGGTCAATGTTCGAGCGGATTTAAGTTATCAGCAAGGTATTCGTCGTCATTGGAGTCGTCGTACTCGCTACGATTATTATTTCCCTGTGTTTGCGATGCTTGGCGAGCAGGCGGTTCTTTCTAAGGAGATTTATTATGCTGGTGGCCCTACTGGACCTTTGGCTGCGGATAATACAGTGTTTGGTTATCAGGAACGTTGGGCGGAGTACCGTTATTTACCGTCGCAGATCACGGGTTTGTTCAGGTCGACCACTTCAGGGACGTTGGATAGTTGGCACTACGCCCAGAGGTTTAGTTCTCGTCCGACGTTGAATGAGGCTTTTATGATGGATAAGCCGCCTTTGGAGCGTGTTCTTGCGGTTGGCCCGGAGGCCAACGGTCAGCAATTTCTTTTTGATGCGTTTTTTGATATTCAGGCTGCGCGTCCGCTTCCTATGTATTCTGTTCCTGGTCTTATCGACCATTTTTAATATGGATCTTACTATCTGGGCTATGTTTTATTGTGGTCTTGTTCATTTTAAGATGCATCCGAAGAATAATGTTGTTCTCGGTGAGTCTGATTTGGATGAGTTGGCTCTTTTAGCTGATTGTATGTACGTTCGTTATGAACGGAGGCGTCAATGGGTATTGCACTCGGGGCTACCATCGGAGCCGTCGGCTCAATAGCTGGTGGCTTGATTTCTGGCGGCGGACAACGGTCCGCTAATCGTACAAATGTGATGTTGTCGCGTGAGGAGCGCGCCTGGGAAAAGATGATGTCAGACACGGCGGCTCAGCGCCGTGTTGCGGATTTGAAGGCTGCTGGCCTTAATCCTATGTTGGCTTATAACGATGTTGCGTCTACTCCTTCGGTTCCAGCTCCGCAGGTGGCTAATGAGCAAGCTGCTGTTGGTCAAGGTGTTTCGTCGGCTGCGCAAGTTGTTATGGCGGCTAAGCAGATGCAGGCTCAGACAGCGACGTTGGAAGCGTCGGCACGTAAGACTGATGCTGAGGCGGCATCTATAGAGGCTACTCTGCCTTATTCTGCCCATAATGCTAAGACTAATGCGGATATGTTGGATAGGCAGTTTGTTAAGCTTGGTCATGAAGTTCATCAGATTATGCGTGATGAGACTTTGAAGGATATGGACATTGACCAGTTGAAGCCTTTGGTTGTGGAGTATCAGAAGCTACTCAATGCTTCGGAGAGAGCTGGGTTATCTGAGAAGGAGGCTACTTCGGAGTTTTTTAAGTCTGTGCCGCAGGCTAAATGGGTAGAGATTGTTAAGCGTTTGCTTTTTAAGTGAGGTTATATGTTGCGTTCAGCTCGTAATTATGATCGTGATTCTGTTTCGCTGCTTAATGCTATGCCTGACGATCAAGACAGGTGGCCCTCTCGTACTGTGCAGTCCGAGAGGGATAATTGTGATATCAATGTTATTATGAAGCGTTTTGGTGTTACGAAGCAGATGCCTTCGGTTACTCGTGTTCCGAGTTATGGTGATTATTCTGGTGTTTCCGATTTCCATTCAGCGATGACGGCTGTTCGTGTTGCAGAGGAAACTTTTATGGAGTTGCCGGCTGCTGTTCGTGAGGAGTTTAATAATAGTCCTCAGAAGTATTTGCAGTTCTGTTCTGATCCTAAGAATCAGGAGAAGATGATCGAGTTGGGTATTGCAACTCGTCGTGCTCCTGATAAGATTGTTAAGGTTCATGTTACTAATGAGGTTAAGGATGAAGGAAGTACTGGAGAAGGAGCGCCGTCTGGCGCTCAAGCGTCTGGAGACGCAAAGGGCAAACGTTCTGGCAAGTAAGGATACGCTGGATTATGCGATTAAGCATAGGTTGCAGGCGTTGGCGATTACTGCTGATGCTAAGATGAGGCGTCAGATGGTTGAGTTTGCCGCTACTGAGAAGGTTGTTGCGGATTTGAATTCCGCGATTGAGCAGGCTGATTCTGCTCAGGTTGATGCCTTCAAGGATGGCAAAAAGAAATAGCACACTCGTCACTTGATGTAAGTGTGCTAGGTGACACC